CTATAACCTCGATCTTTTGGGTGCCGTCAGTGACAACCCAGCAAGGAAGCTCAAGGCTCTGAAATGTGCCGCGGTAGGTTCGGTAGGCGCCGAGAGCAGCCTTGCGGAAGCAGTCTGAGGCGACCTTGCCGATCACCATCGGCTTACCCCCCCCTGTAAGTTGCAGATCGAACACTGTGATCTTGTCGATGCGCTTGGCGGCCGCACGTATAGTGTTTGGCGAAAGCCTGAACTCTTCGGATACCTGGGCGACGTGCTTTGATTGCAGAGCATCGTGAATTGCCTGATCGCGCTGGCCGTTTCGCAGGCCGGCATAGATGACTTGCATGGGAAAGCCTCCTGGCCTGCGCGGCCTGGTGCGTTATCGTTGAATAGGGGAAGGCGCTGGCGGGCAGCGCCGGAGGGTCAGTAGCTGTCGCCTTCGCTGTAGCGGATGTCGCCGGTGTAAACCTGCTCGTAATCGACCTTGGTGCCACCCGTATACAGGTTCAGCACCAAGGCCTCGGCCCCGTAAGCGCTACCGAGGATCAGCGCTTTCTTCATATCAGTCTCGCCGACTCGCAGGGAGTAACACTCGCCTTCTTCGGTGAACGCCATTTGCACCTGGCAGGAATACTTGTCGACCCCTTCGTTGGCGTCAGCGTAGAGCTTCCAGTACTCGGAAGTGGACGAGAAGCCAGTTCCCTTTTCGACAATGAAGGTCGGGGCCTCACTGCCGTGTTTGTCCCGTAGGTGACTGTCCTCGAAAGCCTTGGTCAGTTTGTCGATCAACTCCGAGAGCTTGATGCGTGCCGGAAGCGGCTCAAGCACCTTGGCGAGCTTTTCAGTGATGGTCTGGCGTAGCGCCTGTTCCTGGTAATCTTCAATCATCGACGAGACCGTCTTAAGTACTAGGTCGCCGTACCGGCCCAGGCCAGCGATCTTGGTAGGCATGGCGCCTGCCAAGCTCTCTTCCAGCAACTTCTTGAACGGGGAGTTTCAGTTGAACTGCTCTTGAATCGCGCTGGTGACCGCACTTTCCATGTTCTTGTCGATGATTGGCTGCAGCCTTTCCGGGCTCAGCGCGGCGGCTACTGACGCTGCTACGATCCCTTCAATGTTGATGTCGAGTTGCATTGTGAATCTCCTGGGCATGCGCCGCCCTCCGTGCTGGTGGCGGCATGGTGGCAATTTGGTTTGGGATGGGGTATTACGGGTGACCGGCGCGTGCCGGATCAGAAAACGGAGTTTGTGATGGTTGAGCAGAAAATGAATGACGAATGGAAACCGAAATGCCCGCGGTGCCGAGGCATGAATTTCGTAACTATCTTGGACAAGTACATTAAAAATGCCGACAAGGACATTGCTCTTGTCATCTGCTCCAATGAAGAGTGCCAGACGGTTGTAGGCGCGCTTCCATATGACGCTGTCTGGGACCATTAAGCCGGGGCGAGCACCTCATCCCCCGGATCCTGCTGAATCATCAGCATGCTCTTCCGGTCGAAGGCCAGTGCCAGGCGTGGCGATATGCTGATCTCGTGCCGCGGCGGGGTGAGAAACTTCGCCGCGTGCAGCCGGCCCAGAGCGTGGATGCCGTGAATCAGCGCCTCGATCATCTGGCTGTAGGTGGCATCAGCCCATCCGCAGATCGCCCTCAGGTGCTGACCTGTTCTCTTCCTGGCTGACAAACGCAGCGGTTCGGAGCGCGCCACAGATCGGTGAGCTTCGATTTCGTGGCGCGCGATCCGGAACAGTGCGTGATGCCCGAGCGCTTCGATGTGATGAATCATCAGCGTCATCGCCTCGCCCTGCTCCTCGATCCCGGCCCACTCCATCAGTTCCAGCAGGGCCTGTTTAGTCCCTGGTCGAACCTTCAAGCGCAGGTCTTCCTCCTGCAGGCGCTCGGCTTTAGCTCTGCGTTTCTCATCACGCTGCTGCTGCGTCAGAGCCATCATCGCCTCCATTGCGCACGAACGCGGTTCCCGGGGCGAACTCCAGCAGGTCGCACACCCGGTTGATGATCTTGAGCGCGGCGTCGAACACCTTGGCGTCGTCCGGCTCGCGGGACAGGCGCTTCATGTTGGGTTGATGCTCCAAGCAGACTTTATCGACCAGGCGCCGGGCCAACCTGCGCAGGTGGTCGGCGCTGTCGTGCTCCCGCAGGCTCAGCGCAAAGGCCAGGGCCACATCATCAGGCCGGTACTGGCCGCCGCTGCGGGTGTTGTACAGCTTCTTCACCGGCCGATTCATCCAGGCCGGCAGGGTAACGACTCCAGAAGGTGCTTTCTGCATATCGGTGCTCCGTGAGGCCGCTGGGCGGCAGGTGGAACTGTTCTTGCCGCCGGCGCTGGCGGACCAGGTTGCTGATCCGCCTCATGCCGCGCGCGCCGCGTCGATTTGCTCGGTGATCTCGAACAGCTGCTGGGTCAGGTTCTCGATGGTTGCGGCGCCGCGCACACGTTCGGCGCGGCTCCACTGGCAGCTACGGTTGAACAGCAACTGCAGGTTCTGCTCCAGTTCCTTCCGGCGCTGGAGCAGGTCGAGGATGGTAGCGAGTGGCATGGCTTACTTTTCCAGTGCTTTCCGCAGGTACGGATCGATGTCGGCCTGGCCGAGCAGCCAGCGCTTGTAGTCGCGCGGGATGTCCTCGATCTTCGAGCCGGCGTGCTTGCCGAAGCGGATGACCTTCGGGATTCGGGCTTCCTCGGAGATTTCCCAAAGCTCTTCCCAGCTTGCCACCGGTCGCCCCAGCTGCGCCTTGAGTGTGGCGAAGATGGCCGCCAGCAGGCGCCGGCAGTTCTTGACGTCGTCCAGCGCAGCGTGGGCGTTACGCAGAAGCTCGGGCGCCTCCGTCCGGTAGTGCAGGTAGATCATGGCCGACTGTGTGTGAGTGTCAGCCTCAGGCCACAGCGTGCGGCTCAACGCAGCAGTGCAGATCCGCTTGATCTCTGGCTTGCCGATCACGCCCCAGTCGTAATCGACGTTGTGCCCAATCAGGTAGGTGGCGTCTTCGGGAAGTTTGAAAGAGTCGTGGGGCGGGCAGTCGGCCAGTTCTTCGTCGAGAATGTGGCTGGTTGCTAAGGCGCCCAATTCGATGGGCTTGGACGGCTTGTAACGCTGCAAGAATTCGCCGGTTACGGCCAGGCCGGCACCGAGTTGCAGCCAAGCGGCCTCAACCAGTTCTGGGCTGTTCAGACCGGTGGTTTCAGAGTCGAAAATGTAGGCGGTCATAGGAGTTCCATCGCGGAAGAAGAAGGAATTGCAGCAGTAGGATTGACTGCTGCTCAGAGTGATCAGAATGGAATTTCGTCTGAGAAGTCAGGCGGTGCGCCGTAGTCGTAGTTGTCAGGCTGGGCGTATCCGCCTGCCACCTGGGCGGACTTCGGACGACGGTCATGGACCGGCTTCTTCATGAGCTGCTGAACCATTTTTTCCAGCTTGGCTGGGCTGGTGCAGCGGGGGTCGAGAATCTCTGAGGCGGTCTTTTCCGACTCTGCGCTGAAGGGGGCGTAGATGATCGGCCGCGGCATTCCGGTCTGGCTGCTCTTTTCGATCTCCATCTGGATGAGCAGGCCGATAGGCTTTTTCAGTAGCTCAGGGAAGCCCGGGGCGGTGACCTGCTCGCGCTGCTTGGTGTCGTTGTTCCATTTCTCGAACTGGGTTGGCTGCGGGGCGCCGACGGTGCGCAGCTGCAGGCACGCCATGATGGCGTTCATCATCGCGTAACCGCCTTCATTTCGTGTGCCGTGCTGGTAGGTCAGGTTGAGGTAAAAAGTGGCCTCGGCACCATCGCGGCTCTTGAAAGTGAAGCCGATACCGGTCGACCCGGTTTCTTGCTTCTCCATATACTCGGCGCGCAGGAACTCGCCAATGAACTTGCCCGCTTCGTCGATGAAGGCTGACTTGTTGTCCGCGGAGCGCGCGGCATTTGCGTCCAGATTGAACATTCAGAAGGCTCCTATGCGGCCTGAGTGGTGTTGGTGAGGTCGTAGTACTCGCAGATCGCGGCATCGACCAAGGCAAGGTCGTTATCGATCATCGCCTCGTTGAACATGCCCATTGGGGCCTTGGTGGTGTCCGACCCGTTGTTTCGGGTGCTGAACAGGTGCTGGCCGTCGATGACCACTGAGCGCAGGACGATGGTGACCATGCCCTCGAGGGTGATCTTCTCGTCCAGCATCTTGCCGATGGTCTTCATCTTGATCTGGCCGGCGTCCGTCTCCTCCGTGTGGCTGAGGATGTAGACGCGAACGTCGTCGGGTAGGCCGAGCAGTGCCTCGAAGATGTTCCAGGTGTGCCGGCCGATCTCGGTGAACTTGTCGAACCCTTTCTCCTCGCTCCGGCGCATGAACTCGTTGGCCAGGATGTACTGGAAGTCGTCGATAACGATCACCTTGCGCTTGGTCTGCCGGCAGGCACCGATTACCTTGACCCAGTTGTCCGTGACATAGGACTTCCACGCTTTAGAGCCGGGGAAGGGAAGCGGCTTTTTGATGACCTGGACCAAAGCCACATCATCAGGCTTGAAGTTGCGCAACGACGCGCTCTTGCCGGCCCCGGACTTGCCGAGGATCAGGGTTACGGTTGCCATGCGGCACCTCAGCTTGGTTGGTTGTCCCACTGCCGCTCAATTCGTGCGGCCTCTTCTTCGTACTCTTTGCGCTCTTCGCCCTGGTACTGCTCAGGCGAGAACGCTCCAACCGTCATCCAGTCGAGCTGGGCGGCCAGGCGGGGCGTTGTGTTCATGGATACCTCAGGAGGTGATGCGGTCGGCGTAAGCGCTGGCGAGCATCCAGGCGGTGCACAGGGAGAGGGGTATGATG